ACCTTTATATTCTGCTTCTGACATATAGTCTACTGAAGCTTTTAGCATATCAAATCCTGAATAATCTAATTCCTCATTTAACTTAACTGCTTTTCTAAACGTTTCCATATTAATTGCAGCGCCCATTGACTCGACTAACTCTTTTACTAAGTCATAATCTATCATTTCTGCAATACTGGTTCCTTCATCAAGTAGATCTTCGTTTTCTAACATTTCGTCTATTAGAGATCCAATTTCAAATAAAGGATCTTTTCCAGAAGAGATCATTGGTAAGTCTAGTGGTACTTTCATACCATTATATTCTCCGTATTCTCCTATGTCAGTATTCTCTAACAAGTAAGTATCTTCTTCGTTGAGTTTAATTTTACCGTCTCTAACAGCTTGTCTTGCTTCAGTAAACAATTGTATAAAAGCAGTTGAAGAGTACCGGTAGACATTCTCATGTAAAGAGAGACCATTGTCTAAATGGTACTTTAAAGATGGTACGCCGACTAGTTCTTGTAGTTTAATCATAATTTATTTCATTTCAGGATGAAACATGAATTTAATAATCTTAGCATCTTTAGATACTTCCTTTCCGTCTATTTCTATACCGATAGGATAGGGCTTAGTTTTATCATCTGCCCAATAGGCTACGTCGTAACTTTTATCTTTATTACTGGTTACTAGTAGTCCTCTGTTATATGTATCTTCTTCTGCTTGTAATACGACCATTTTATCAGTAGGAAGAATCATATCTCCCATGAGCTTGATATCACCTTCGTCGTAACCGTCGGCGTTATATCTATTCTCTTCTGTTAAAATTTCTATCAGTTTCATTATTTAAAGTCTTTTCTATAAAACTTTCCTAGAACGTTATCGTTGATATATACATCGTCATGCTCTAGTACTTCATTAATAAATAGGTACTTACATTCAAAATAGGTTAATAGCTTTTTATTAGGTACGAATGCTAATATCCTTTTTTCAAAATCTGATCTTAGATTAGTTGATTCTTTTACGTATTTTAATATGTCTTTATGTGAACCATAATAATCTTTCCAATCTGATTCTGTAATAACCTTTTGCTTAAGTGGAGTTCTTCCTCCTATACCTTTTGCCTTTCTTTCTTCTCTCAAAGCTTCAAGGGCTTTTTTGCCTAGTCTTTTATTACGTTCGAAGAATAGTACTTTTTTTCCTATGTACTTCAAACCGGTTGGCTTATGTAAGGTTTCGTAAATAAAACCATAAGTACCTTTCGGCATGTCTGAAATCTCTGTTATAAGCCTACCCTGAAAAGTCCAGGTAGGTAGTGTTGGCATGTTCATATTGATTAGGTTATGTCGCTAGAGCTTTGCTTTCAGCTCCTCAATTTGAGACTGCTGTTCTTTGACAGCTTCTATTAATAACGCGACTATTTTCTCATAACGTACTGCTTTAAAGCCATTATCTCTAGTAGCAACTAGCTCTGGTAATACCTTTTCGATATCCTGTGCTATTACTCCTACGTCATGGCCGGTGTTTGTTGACTGATCGTTCCAGTCAAAAGATACACCTTTTATTTGTTTTAGTTTTTGAATTGGATCATTAATCAATTCAATATTATCTTTTAATCTTTCATCCGAAGAAAAGTATGCTGAGATATCTCCTGTAGCAGAAATTGATCCGTTTACAGTTAGATTACCTCCTATAGTAGTTATACCTTGATTTGTTACTTTGAAGCATACTTTATCGTATGTATCATTAGCGTAGAAATCACCATCTCCACTAATTATAGCAAAAGAATCTGTAGTGTCATTTCCTCTTATACCGACTGCAACATGTCCGCTTGCTCCTCCTTCTATTAAAGAACCGAAAGTTGAACCTCCAAGTAGACCTGTAATGTCTGAGTTAGAATTTGTAAAGGCTCCAATAACTGTAGTACCTCCAACGGTTAATGTACTGCCGTCAAATGTAAGATACTGTTCACCATTTAAGGTTGAGTCACCTACTGCTGTTAATACTCTGTTATTAGCATCGTTACTAATTGTAATTGTTCCTGCAGTTAATGCTGCTAATGAAGCTGATACTGATGCAAAGTTATCAAGAGTTAAGTCGGCAAATGTTGGTGAATCACCTGATGATAAGTTGTTTAACGAAAGAGCGTTTGCAGCAACTCCGTTTGTAGATAAAGCTATTTTACCTTGTATTGGAGGGATAGATAATGCTGATGCAGAAACTATACCTGAAGGTATATTTTGTAAGTCGCTATACTCAGTAGATAGAGCACCAACAGTTGTGTTAATACTAGCTAAAGAAGCAGAAACACTTCCCCATTGCTGTATTCTTACATCCGAACCTGTTATAGCCTGTTCTGATCGAATACTACCGGTAAAGATATGAATATCACTTGCTGCGTCTCCAAATACGTTTGAACCTGAGTTATATAATATGGAAGAAGATACATAGGTAGTGGTAATTTCTGTAGCGTTAATTCTACCTGTAACTGTTAAATCTCCTGTTAATGTATCTGTTGTGTTTCGTAAATATGTAGCTTGTACAGAATCACTTCCTGATTGTATACGAGTTGCTAGAGATGAAGATAGTGCAGTATGATCTGCTGCTTGTGATGCAGAAGCTGCATTCTCTGTAAATAAGTTAGAGGCTAAAGATGCAGATACACTACCCCAATCGGCAATATATAAATCTGCAGAGCTAGTTAAGCTTCCTTGTAATTGTAAACTACCAGTAAATGAATGAGTATCGTCAGCTGTGTCTCCAAATTTAGTAGAGCCTGATTCAAATACTACTGAAGAGTTATTAAACTCTGTTCTCATTTCTTGAGCAGTAACTGTACCGGTAACTGTTAAATTACCATCTACGGTTGCATTACCAACGTTAGTAAATGAACCTGTATGTTTTAAATGAAACTGTCTATAATCGTATATAAAGTTAGCTGAGCCACTAAATGAAGAATTTGATCCACTTGTAGCGTTTCCTTCTTTGTATTGTACATAATACTCTTTACCGTAGGGCGTAGAGAAAGGAATAGTAACTTCATTGTCTAAAGAAGCTGAAGTAAAAAGACTTAATTGAGTACCAGAAAAAGAAGCAGAATAGAATAACTGCCTAAAGTTATTATCTAGCTCCGTATGAGATAACGGTGTTCCTTTGTCTGCTCTTAATATAATAGCCATCTTATTTTTCTAATTTACTAATTTTCTCTTCCAAGTCAAAGATTATACTAGTTTGTTCGTTTATTGCCTCTATTAATAAAGGCACAATCTTAGAGTAGTCTACAGCAAGATACGAATTTTTGTCTTCAGAAACAACTTCCGGAAGAACTTTTTGTACCTCTTGTGCTATAACTCCTACTTGTCTTTCTTTTTGATCATTCCAATTAAAGTATACACCCTCTAGTTTACCGACTCTAGAAAGAGCGTTATCTATACTATAAATATTTTCTTTTAACCTTTCATCTGAATTAGAAAGTATAGCACCGGATGCTCTAATGCTTCCTGATACTTCTAAGTTATATGTTAAGTCGTTTACTGTGTTGTTAATACCTACCTTAGAACCGCTATAATTAAAATCACCAGCACCTTCTAAGTTACCAGCTTCATTGTATTGAATGTTAAAATCTGTACCAGCTACCTGTCCTGACCTTAATGGTATTACGTGAGTAGGTTGATTGATTGGAACATTTAAACTGCTCGTATAGTGTAGATGAAGGTTAGCACCTTGTAGAGAGCTCGAATAGAAATATGAACCGAAGTTTATATCCATTTCACCGTAGCTCAATGCTTGTCCTTTATTTGCTCTTATTGTTATAGCCATTATATATCTATTTTTACTACAAAAGTCATATCTGTATTATGAGTCTTTTGAATTGGTCTGTTAGTTTTAGCCACGGCGATCAACTCATTAGCATCATTATAAAGTCCAACTGTTGAAATATAAGGAGTAAATAAACTACTACTTACATTAGAGGCAACCGTACCTTCAGTTCCAGTCTGGGCTGAGGTATTGTATGTATAATTTAATTCATTATCACTAACCTTACAGTGTACATTATATGTATAAATAGGTTGGTTTGATTTCCATCGCAATATATGTCTAGAATAAGTACTTAAGTATCTTGCAACTTCTGGATCTGTAATTATTGCTAGGCCTTGATTGTATATTATATCCCCTACTACTTGTCTAGGCTTTGTAAAGACTGTTTCAGATCCTGAAAATATTAGTGATCCGTTACCGTCGTCTATTATCTCTATTCTCTGTTGACTGCGATTAATATCTGAATACTGTATTACAGACTCATCTACGAATGTTTCTTCATCAACTAAGTAGTCATTAGGGTCGATAGGATTTGATTTATACCAATAGTCGTTATTATGAATGTAGGCATTCTCTCCTGATATTCTATCTATAGCGTAACCGTCAAGTATGTATTCATCTACTTCCTTTTCAAACTTAGGTTTAAACTCAAATGTATTAGGAACTATATGTGTACCGAATACACCTTTAGGTATAGATATAACTCCTACTTCTGTTTTTATATCTCTTGAACCGCTAAGTGTTAATGTAGTTTGTAAAGACAAGTCTCTTGAACCGCTGTATAAACCGTTACCTATACCATCGGCATAGAAGTTATGTTTAATGCTATCGTATGTAAGCTTTTCGTATCTGTTATTTCTTAAATCAGATGGGTAAGCATAACCGGGTGTTGAGCCAGAAAAACCTCTTAGAGTTTCAATATTATACGAAGATAACAAACTGCCACTAGCATCCCACTGCTTACGTGCAGCATAATCAGTAACGTATACGTCTTGGCGATTCAGTTTCTTGTAAGTACTCATTCATTAATAGTCAAGCTTAACTCTTACTAACGCTTCTTTAGTAAAGTCTTTCAACAGTGGTCTAGATAGTTTAGCAATTGCAAGCAGATCGTTATTATCATTATATAGTCCAACCGATGTAATATACGATTGAGGGGAGTTAATTAAGACGTCATGTCTCAATTCACCTGATCCTGTTATAACAGAAGGGTTACTTGAGTAATTAAATTCGGAGTTTCTTGCTCTAACAAATACAAAGTTAGAAGCAATAGTCTCTTCTGACTGAACTCTAAACCCTCCTCCTCTTTCGAAGAGATCAAATCCTTGTTGTAGGTTACTTTTACTTCCTGAGAAGGTAACTGTGTTAGCTAATTCATTTGCTTCAAATCTAACTCCACCACTAATTGGCATAGAGTTAAGTGCGTTTGCATTTATCAATATTACTCCAATGTCCGGAAGAACTTTACCGTATGATCCGTGATTAGAAGTATATCCGTTATTGTTTAAACCAGAATAAATAGTTCCTAATGAACCTGATACTAATTCATAAACCCTACCAGCGTCAGTAAATGTAACTGTTGATGCTACTTTACTATCGTCTGTAAGAGTTCTGCTATACGTTTTACCGTTACTAGCTGAATGTTCTAAGGTTATAGAAATTGTTCCTGGTAGTAATTTTTCTTTAAATCTAGCTCTATTAATTGATAGTGCATAAAAATGTTCAGATGCTACTCCTCCGAATACAAAGTTAGAATCTTCATCTCCTAATATAAGTGATCTATATTGACCGTAAACTGTTGATGATGGTGTCTTTCCAGGTACTGTTGGGTTAAAGTATATACTACCGCTTCCTTTCTTATGCCCGTAAGCTAAAGAAAATTGTACCCTTGCATCTTCTAGAGCAGATCCAGTCTGGTATATATTGTAGTAGTAATCACCAGAAGCGCCTCCTACTTGAGTTGAAGAAGTATAGAATCCGTTTAGGGTAGTTTTATTCCCTGACCATACTGGAGTTGATATTGACTCAGCACTAACGACTACGTCTTCTTGATCGAATCTTTTAAATGACATAATTAATTAGATTTAGTAATGGTTACAGGTATAGTTAATCTAGCTCCAGAGTCTCTTCCTATAACTGTAAGTGTTGTCTGTAGCTGTGTTCTTGATCCAAATAAGGTATTAATTGTTGTTGCAGTAAGGTTAACTGAAGTTCCAATAACGTTTTTAGATACGTTGGTACCTATTGTTGTTACAGTGTTTAGCTTTTCAGCTTCTTCAGTATTAACTCCCACTCCTGTGAATGTGTTTAATACTCTAATATCTGCTATTGTAGCAGTATATCCTCCTGCTTCAAACGTTGAAGTTGCTCCTCCAAAGTTAAGTGTCTGAGGTGTTATAGCTAAAGATTCTCCTTGTTTAAGACTAATAGAGGTAAAACCTAATCCTAAGATAGGTAGCTTAGAAGTACCTCTTGGTAGTGTAGTAAGTTTGTACTTCATAATTTGAGTCTCATCAGGAAATGCTTCTAATAGAGGCATATTCTCAATAGCTTCTCCGTAGAGAGCAGAACCAGAGGGATGTTGTGGATTGTATAAGGTGTAGTCGATTTCGTCATCTGCTAGTGCAAATTGCGTAATCTTAAAAGAACCATCTCCTCTAGCTAATAGCTCTCTTCCTTTTTTTGTTAAGATCGCATCCACAGTGACGATCGAATTATCTAAATATCCCATTTTGTGTTATTGTGTTTTATATAAATATCTATTATATATGTTTTAATTAAGTTATGATGCAGATCCACTTGTTCCGCTTACTGATTTTATTATATTTCCAAATTCATTAGTAGTAAATACTGTTGATATGTCACTTGCAAGTATTTTTTTATCAACAATCCTTACAAATCTATTACCTCTTGATTCGTATAAAATACTTCCTCTATTTAAGTTTATTACTCCATCTACCTTGGTACCGTAGTTGCTAGGACGTGTTGTAGGGAAAGTACTTGATGTAACATATAGTACACTACCAGATACATAATCTGTTGGTAGTCTGCTATCGTTATAATAAATATCATCAGAATGTTGTTCTACTGCGTTGATTATAGTTTTAGCAGAAGCATCAAGCGGGTGGACTGATCCTTGAAATACTTTTAAAGTCATTGCTGGATCTTCTCCAAATATACTTCCACTGTTTAAACTTGTCCCATGGTACCTAGCGTTAGTCCAACCTGTTGTAGTATAGTTACTATATTGTACTGATGCTTTCGTTGCTGTTTGAGAGATAATTGCTCCTAAATTCGTTGGTTTAAGTTGGTCTCCTTCTCTATCAACTACCATAGCAACAGTACTAGTTGAGTTAGTACTAGCATTTCCTATAAGTGCGTTAAAGTCACTATTGCTAAACTTATCAGCTAAGTATGGAGCAAAAATAAATTCTACATTTAAGTCTAATGGAGTTCCTGCTGCATCTATACCTACTGGTAGAGAAAATACATCTGTAGGTTGAGTACGTATAAAAAAGTAACCTGCCTGTTTTGAAATTTCAGTTGTTGCTAATTCAATAGGTAAATTACCCATAGTTAACTTTATACCAGTAACTTGAGATAATGTCTGTTCTAGTGAAACATTATTACCACTATTAAAAGGAATAGTAAGTCCTAAAACTCTATAAGGTGGAAATAATGCATCGGCTAAATAATACTGCTTACCATTACCGCCTGTCTGTACATTATTTAACACTTGGTCGTAATCAAAGCTTCCTGAAGCTCCATATTTACCTTCCGGTAGTTCATACGAGCCTGTGCCTATACTGCTACTGTAAAGTAGGTTAGCATTGCCCTCGTCGTAAGAGGTAGGGTTAGTGTTCTTGAATTCTAATTCAGTCATTTATTATAGTTTGTAATGGTAGTTAATCCGCCGGGATTTTAAGGCCCCTATACACTAGTTACTCGCCCGAAGGTCCGCTTTCGTATCACCATTTATGTTAGCTTCATGTCTCCATGAAGATCGGACTATATCATCAGATTGCTAATCTGCTGGGCGCTAATTCTGGTTATTAAGGGAACCCATTTTCCCTCCAGTAGTCTCTGAACCTTCTACAAGATGGCTTGTAGCTTGGCTGCTGATTGTCTAATCTTTAACATTATTACGCTTTGGTAGTTAAAGCTCTAAAGAGTTTCCAGCAATTCACCCAGTTTAAATCGGACTTATTATTAGACAGTCGCCGGCAAAGTCCCTGTGTTAGGACTATGATGGTAACCATCTAGGTTTCTTTCATATAAATATGTATCTAGTATGTTAGTATAAAAATTAACTTCTCTGTGGTAATCAGGATTTGTGTTCTCAGGGAACGTAAAGTTATATGTATAACCAGTTCCCATAGTACCGTCTATCTCTACATCTATATAGTATGCAGCCTTATAGTATCTTCTAGAATTTCTGTACTCTTCTGCTAAGAAGTAGCTATTAACTACATTGTCAGCTGTCTGAGTAATTAATTGCTCTGCATCACGTTTTTGGAATAGTTGATAAGTACCATCATCTGTTATTTTATCACCATCATGAGTAACTCTAAACCAGTTTCTAAATGTAAAGTAATGTTTAGCAGGAGTATATCTAGCATAGAATGCTGTAGTATCCCCGAACGAACCAGACGTGATAGTAATCATACTACTTGTAGTAAGTAGATTGTTAGCTGAGTTATACCATCCTAAGAATGGGTAACTGTTATATCCATCTATTGCTTCTGCTGCTAGTGAACTATATAAATTCCAGTTTTGGGTATGCTGGAAGCTACCAGTTGAAGGAATAGTACTTGGGTAGTTTAATTGAACAGAATCAAATAACCCATAGGTTCCTTCTCTCATAGTTCCATCTGCTGTTCCGTCTGGATAGTTTGTAGTGAAAGAATATACTACTCTATTGGCTGCTTCTGTACTGAAGTGAGCATAGTAGTGGTCTATAGATATATTTGTATCTTCATATAAAGTTAATACGGAAGATGTTTGAATTAACGTATCTGTCTCTTGTGATCCATCAAACCATCCTTCAAAATAGTAAGGGTATGTTGGTGTAGCATTAGCAGTAATAAACTGGTAAAGGTCATAATCAACTGAACTACTTATTGGCAGTGAACTGTTAGCTACTGCGATTGGATATGAAATTCCTACAAGTCCAGGTCCAACAGGAGTAAATCTATAGAACTCTCCTACTTTAGTTATAGTAAGTATAACGTCACAGGCAAGCGGTATAGGTAATGAGAAGTTAAATGCTCTCAATGTAAATTGAGCAATAGGCTGTGCTTGTGATTTAAAAGGGTTACCTTTATTCAATTCACCGTCTGAAGCAACTAGTAAAGAGCCGCTAAACTGTCCTGTATACTTTGGAGATTCATCTGTTACATTTCTATGAACTAAACCTAAAGGAGACATAACACTCTGTAAGTGGTTAGTCGTATAAGGTTTTAAAGGTGTCATATCAAAAGCACCTGCATGTGATCCTGTTATAGGGTCAATTTTTATACTTCCTGTATGTATAGTATGTTCATAACTAACTTCTACTTGCTTAATCTTACTCCTATTAAGCATGTGAGGTTTAATTATTACTCCAGTGTTAACATTAGAACGAGCAGGAATAAAATCTTTTACCGCTTTGAATATAGAGTTATCAAAGAATTTAATAAGTCTTATAAAGTCTCCTGTCTGTCTAAATGCTTCAAAAGGAGTAGCATTCCAATCCCAGTCAGCATCTTGCCATACTTTTTGTATTCCATTCCAGTAGTTGTATATACTACCTTCTTGTTCGTCTGTAAATATTTTCTCAGCTAGTTCATTCAGTGAATTATAACTAGGCTGTTTAGCATCTCTTGGATCTCCAATATAGTTATCGTAATCGAAACTACCGCTAACTCTAGCTTGGATAAGGTCATTTGTCGTATCTGATATGTCAAAGCCTACCTCTACTGTATGTGTATCATCAGAATACTTATATACTCTATCAACAACTGAACTGTAGAGAGATAAGGTACTACCAGAAACTAAACTTCCTGAGTTGTCTAACCTAATCTTATCTAGTGAACTAGTAACGCCTTGTTGAGTAGAAAAATGTCTATTACCGTCAATAGCAGTACCTCCAAATTGTTTAATTGTAAGTAAGTTATCTGGTATACCGAAACAGTTAATAAGGGCTCTTAAACCTCTATTAGTACCTTTTGCTTTTGTAAGTAAAGGTATATTGTGGTAAATTCTTTTATATATCTCCTTCTGATAGTTATCAGCAGGCATTGGCTGTAAATGCTCTAAACCACTTCCAGATGTAATCTGCATATAGTGGTTAATAATTTCATTAGGATTCCCAGATGTATAGGATTCACCATTGAAAGAAGCAAATAAGTTTTCTAGATTCTTATTACCGTTATATACATTTATACCGAAACTTTCTATAGCAGATCTAACTAAGTCTTTAGATATACCAAAGTCTAATCTATTATCTGCATCGTACTTATTAGAGACTGCTTTAAAGTATATCCATAAGTTATCGAAATGCTGTGCAAGCATATGCACAAACATCAAGAGAGGTTCGTTTGTTTTATCTTCTCTTAAGTAAGTAGGTACAGCGTTGGTAAGTACATCATAATTTGTAATATCGAAATTAGATGCTAATTCAGTTTGATTTTCAAACCAAGTTCTTGATTCCTCTGTTGTACTTGCTTGATTAGTATAAGGAGGTAAGTTGTTAGATTTAGGCCAAGAATTAGATCCGCTTTCATAGTAGAGGAATCTATCGTAATGGTCAAAGTTATCTACAATACCTTTTATTAGGCCTTCATAGTATTGCTTACTTCCTGAGGCACCAAGGTTAGAATAGTTCGTAGATGATACTGTTATTCTATCACTATTGTAACTATCTATTAAGTCAAGTTTGTATTTAAAGTTTCTTAACCTTTCTTCAGCAGAAGAAAAATGTATAAAATCTGCATAGTTAGTATGGTCTATACTAATCTGAGCTCCTTTCTCATTAAAGAGGGAGTAGAGTTCATAGTAAGAACCTGTTACCGGGTAACTAAATAATTCGTCAAAGTTATAAAACTCTGTTGGATTGTTAGCAGTGTTGTCTAGTCCTGCTGTAAAGTTTGGACCTTTTAGAAAGGGTACCTCAATCTTATCTTCAACTTCTTGAAGTTTAATATCAAATGCAGTGCTATCTGCTACAATTTCTAGTAGGTTACAGATATCTTTCTTACCGAACTTTTTAGGTAAAGGTTTTAGTAGTTTAACAATTACAGATTGCCCTTCCTTGTGTTCTACTAAGTCTATATTAATACCTGTACTGATATCATTGTTTCCTAATGATACCTTGAATTCAGAAAAATACGATTGATTTTCTAATTTAGATCTTACTTCAGCAACTGACTGTATTAATTCGTCATCGGTTAATTCTAAAGTAAGTAACTGTATTTCTGTTCTATCTCCTGATATGTTCTCAATAAAGAATCTAGGAGGTGTCTTTCTAAGGTGTAATAAGTCAGTAAAGAAATTATAGGTTAACCTTATGTCCCCATTTTGAAAGCCGTTAGCTATTGCATCCTTATGTGGTTCTAACTGTAGGTTAGTTGCTCCTTCTTTTCCTGCACCTGCTGATAAAGTAGATTGAGTACTACTTTTATAATTAAGTT